CAAACCACCAGATCCAGATCCAGTGATGAAAGAGAAGTTCATCTACTTCGTCAAAAACGTGTTTTGTAAGCAATTTGCTCAGATGGAGGCGCCAAAATTTGAATGGCTTACGCCTGAAGCCATACGGGAGTACCTCGACCACACTCCATATCCTGAGCACCGGAAGCAAGGATTATTTAAAGAATTCGAAGAGCTCATGGATCCATTCAACCCGAAATATGCTGTAGTACGGGGATTCATGAAAGATGAAGGCTATGACGAAATTAAATATCCACGAATCATAAACCCTCGGGACGACAAGTTCAAGGTAGTCGCTGCTCCGGTCTTCAAGAAAATCGAAGTTGAGATTTATAAACACCCTTCGTTCCTTAAAGGCGTCCCAAGAGAACAATGGGCCGAGAAAGTTTGCGATAAATTTGTACCCGGTTACCCTACCCAGTCGAATGATTTTTCGGCTTATGAGGCACACGCGGTGGCTTGGGTCCAAGAATGCGAGTTCTTGGTATACGAACATATCTTAGGTCCTCATAGACCCTATTTTTGGAACTGGCTCAAAAAGATCTTTTTAGGCAGACAGCATATGGTGTACAAATACTTTACTGTATCACAACCGACTTCTCGACAATCGGGCGATCCACAAACGTCAGATGGCAACGGACTCATCAATTTAGCGCTCATTCTGTTTTTCGCTTGGTTACGCGATGGCAGGAGCCTTGAGTATGTCGACGGAGACGATTCGCTCACACAATATTTCGGTTGCCCTTTCCCAACTATCGATGATTTTCGTCGCTTGGGGTTCACTGCCAAACCTCAATTGCACCGCGACTTCACGACCGCTTCCTTCTGCGGTCTGATCTTTGATCCACACGATCGGATCATCATTACGGACATAATTAAAGCTTTGGTTAAGCTCGGTTATACCACACGTAACTACAAATTAGCTAGACCTCCAGTCCTCCATGGGCTGGCCAAAGTGAAGGCGTATTCCTACATCTACCAGTACGCTGGGTGCCCTATTGTAGCACGTGCTTGCGTTTGGATCATACGCAACACTGGTCACAGCGATGTGCGGCGGCTCTTAAGAAGCCCGACCATCGACATGTACACCAGGGAGATGATTTTGCAAGGAATGTCCAAATACAGCGAGTTAGCGGCCCTCGCTATGCGTACTCCGTCTACCAATACACGATTGATTGTCGAAGAGATGTATGGGTTAGATGTAAAAACGCAACGGAG